GGCATCGGTCTGACCGACGAGGCGGTGCTGTCCGGCTATGGCAACCCGGTGGGCGAGGCCAATACCCAGCTGGCGCTGGCCATCGCTGCGAAAATCGACAGCGACTGCATGGACGCTTTGCAGACCGCGAGCCTTGTCTACGACGGCAGCAAGGAGAACATCAGCTACAACGCCATTGTGGACGCCGTGGATCTGTTTGAGGAGGAGATGGGCTGTTCCGACAAGGTGCTGTTCATCCACCCCAAGCAGGTGACTCAGCTGCGCAAGAATCCCGACTTTTTGAGCGCCGACAAGTACACCCCGGGCGTCAGCCTGACCGGCGAGATCGGCATGATTGCAGGCTGCCGCCTGGTGCCCAGCAAGAAGGTCCCGCTCACCGGCGGCGTCTACGCCTGCCCCATCGTCAAGCTGGAGGCCGACCCCGAGGTCGATGACGAGATTCCGGCCCTGACCATCTACCGCAAGCGTGAAGTCAACATCGAGACCGAGCGCAAGCCCAAGACCCGCACCACCGAAATCACGGCTGATGAATTCTACGTCGCTGTGCTCTCCAACGAGGCCAAGGTGGTGCTGGCAAAGTTCAAGGCGTAAGGGGGCGGGAGCGTGCCGGATTACACCTATTACATCGAGAAATACCTGGGCGAGGATATCCCTGAGGCTGCCTTCCCGCGGTTTGCCCGCCGTGCGGCGGAAGAACTGACCCGGATGCAGAACATCTACCCCATGGCCCCATGCAAGGGCATCGAGCCGGACACGGCCTACGCCATGGCGGTGTGCAGCATCGCGGATGCAATGTATGAGTTCGCGCAGGAGGACGAGGCCCGGGGCCTGGCGAAGGTCAGTGTGGGCAGCGTGAGCGAGACCTACACCGCACCGCCCCAGCTGTGCGCCGCCACGCTGGCCCTGCGGGCGGGCCACTACCGTCACGAAGCGGGCTATTACTACGAGATCGGACGGTGGCTGCCCCATGCGTAAAAACCGGCTCTGCGGCGAGACCGTGACGCTCTACCACCCGGATCCGGCGGCGCAGACCGTTTGCCGCCGGGTGCTGCGGGGCGTGAGCTGGCAGCAGGGCCGGCGCGAAAAGCCCGATGCTGCCGGGACAAAGCAAGGCACGGCGCTGCTGCTGGTAATCCCCGAAGCGGCGGGGCAGTACGGCGCGGACTACACGCTGGACCCCGGCGACCGGGTGCTTTTGGGCGAGGGGCCGGGCGTGGCCTGGGCCGATTGGCCCGGCTTTGTGCCCGCTGCTGTGGCGGGGCTGGCGGTTGTGGCCTATGTGCTGCCGCTGCGCCTGTGCGGACGGGTGCATCATGTGGAGGCCGGTGCCTGGTGGAACGCCAGCGGCACCGGGGCCCACAGCTTGACGAGGTGAAAAAACCTTTGGGTTCTCCCTTGGGGGAGAAGCTGCCGCCCGCAGGCGGCTGATGAGGGGCGAGCCGGCCGCTGCTGCACGGGAAAGGGACGCCGGGTGGCAGGCTGCCCCTCATCCGGACCTGCGGGGCCACCTTCCCCCAAAGGGGGGGAGGCTTAGAGATAGGAGGACTACCATGCTGCAAAAACTCTACGCATTTCTGGCCCGGGCACCGGCCCTGACCGGGATCACGCTGGCGGTGGGGGATGCAGGTCCCGCGCCAGGCACGGCGGGGCTGTGGTGCAAGGGCGTCACGGTGCTGGAACAGCGGGAAAACCTGCTGGGCACCGTGCGCCAGCGCTGCCGCGCCGAGTTCACGCTGCGCCTCTGCCTGCCGCTGCCGCCCGGGGACAGTGCCACCGCTGCCGAAAACGCCGCCCGCCTGCTGGCTTTGCAGACCTGGGTGGCCGCCGAGTGTGCGGCGGGCCGTGCCCCGGTCTTTGGCAATACCGACCCGGCCCGGGAGACCCTGCGGGCCGAACAGGGCAAACTGGAACGCGCCGACGCAGGCGGCACCGCCGTGTACAGCCTGCGCATCCGCGCCGAATACACACAACTTTATACGGAGGAAACCCCATGAAAATTGAACGAAAATACATGGCCCACTACCTGAACGCCGCCTTTGGCAAGGGCGAAGCCGACTACACCCGCCTGGGGCAGGACCTGGAAGAGTACGCCCCCGAACTGACTGCCAACGTTGAGAAAAAGTCCAACATCCTGGGCCAGACGTCGGTGGTCATCGACGGCTACCAGAAGCAGGGTGAGGTCAGCCCCTACTACGCCGAGGAGGGCGACCCGCTGTTTGAAAAATTGCAGGGGATCATCGACGGCGACCTGGTACTGGACGACCTGAAAACCGACATCGTCGAGGTCAAGCTCTGGAGCAAGGACACGGCCGGGGCCTACCCCGCCGTGCGCGAGGAATGCTACATCGAGATCGTCAGCTACGGCGGCGATACCACCGGCTACCAGATCCCCTTCAACATCCATTACACCGGTGTCAAGACCAAGGGTACGTTTGACCCGGCAAGCAAGAAATTTACGGAGGCATGATGAATGAAAAAGCTGAACATTGACACCGGCGTGGAGGAATTTTCCGTCAATGGGCAGGGCGTACTGCGGTTCAACCCGGCTGACCCGAACCTCTACCACCGCTTTTTTGCGGCGGGCCGGACGCTGAACGACTACGATGCCGCCCTGACGAAGGCCTTGCAGACTGTCGAGGGCGACGAGCAGGCCTGCGCCGCAGAGGGGCTGCGCCTGCTGAACGAGTACGACGGCAAAATCAAGGCGCTGCTGACCGGCATCTTTGGCCCCGAGAACGACTTTGACGCGATTCTGGGCGGTGTGAACCTGGCGGGCGTGGGGGCCAATGGCAAGCGCGTGGTGCAAAACCTGCTGGAAGCCCTGACTCCGATTCTGCGTGAGGGGGCTGAACGCCGCCTGAAAGCCGCCGCCGACACTGCAGAACGTGAGGCCGCTGCCGCCCGCGCGGCCCGGGGCGCGGTATGACAGGCCCCTGGACGCTGCCGACGCAGGCCGCGCTGGGCGGCGGGGCATATGCCATCCGCACCGACTACCGGGACATTTTGGAATTGCTGCGCTGGCTGGGCGGCCAGGCCGACCCGGCGCTGGATCAGGCCGAGCGGTGGTACGTGGCGATGGGGCTGTTCTACCCGGAATTTGACGCCATGACGCAGGATGTTTGGCCGGAGGCAACGCGCTTTTTAGCGGAGTTCCTGGCGGCGGGCCGCAGAGAGGAACCCCGCCCCGGCCCCGCGCTGATGGACTGGCAGCAGGACGCGCCGCTGATTGCGGCCGGCATTGGCCGGGCGGCGGGACAGGATGTGCGCACGCTGCCCTATCTGCACTGGTGGAGCTTCCTTGCGCTGTTTGACGCCATCGGCGAGGGGAGCTTTGCCACGGTGGTGGCCATCCGGGACAAGCTGCGGCGCGGCAGACGGCTGGAAAACTGGGAGCTGGATTTTTACCGCACCCACCGCGCCATGGTGGAATTGCGCCCGGCGGCCACCGCAGAGGAGCAGGCCGAGAAGCGGCGGCTGTTGGCAATGTTGGGGTGAAAGGAGTGAACAAAACGACAAACATAATTTTTGACGAACTATCGACGCTGCGGCTGCCGTCCGGCAGCTTGCAGACGGCGCTGGATAAGGTGGCCGCGGCGCTGGGCAGCGTGGGGGATGCCGGGCAGCAGGCGCGGCAGGTAGTGGACGAGCTGCGGGCATCCTTGCAGGCAGCCGCCGTGCAGGGCGTGAAGTCCGCCCGCAGCCTTGCCAAATTTGATGAGATCAACCGTCTGTCCGCCCCGGCAGCGGAAAAGACCGCCGCTTCCGCCAAAGAAAAACAGGCGGCCCAAGCCGCCGCCAAAGCGGCAAAATCCACCGCCGGCACCACGGCGGGCAGCCCCCGCCGCAGCGGTAAGGCTGGGACGGATGCAGCCGAGTTTTCCGCCGTGTGGCAGCAGGTACTCACCCAGCTGCGCGGCATCTGGGCAGATTTTTGGGCCTACCTGCAAGGTTTTTTCGCGCCGTTCGTCACAGCCTGGCAGACGATGTGGGCGGGCCTTGGCGCGGCGGTGAGCAGCGTTTGGGAGCCGCTCTGGGCCGAGCTTTCCACCGTGGTCACGCCTGCGGTGGAGCTGCTGGACACAGTCTGGCAGGGGCTTTGGCAGGGGATGCAAAACGCCTGGGCCGTTTACGGTCAGCCGATTTTGGAGGGGCTGACCCAGGGGTGGCAGAACGTGGTGAGCATCCTCTCAGCGCTGTGGGGCGGCGTGGTGCAGCCTGTATTTTTTCAGCTGTTTGACCTGCTGGCGGCGCTCTGGTCGGCGCACCTGCAGCCGCTTTGGAACGAGCTGACCGCTTGCCTGGGCGCGGTGGCAGCGCTGCTGCTGACGGTCTGGAACACGATCCTGGCCCCGCTGGTGCAGTGGCTTATTGCCACGCTGGCCCCGGTGGCCGTGCAGGTGTTCACGGCGGTGGGCATTGCCGTGACCGGCGCGGCGGGTATCATTGCCGATGCCATCACCCTTGCGCTGGCGGTGCTGCGCGGCCTGGCTGACTTTTTGACCGCTGTGCTGCGGGGCGAGTGGGACGCTGCCTGGAACGCCATGGCCGCGACCGTCTCGGCCGTGTGGGGACGCATCGTCTCCATTGTGCAGACGGCGGTCTCCACGGTGCTGGGCGTCGTGCGCAGCATGGTCAGCGCCATTGCGGCGGCCATCAATGGGCTGCTGTCGGCCATCGGGCGCACCAAGTCGATGGCGGGCAGTGTGCTCAGCGGTGCGGGGCAGCTGCTTACGGCGCAGGTGGCATTGCCCGGGCTGGGGTATGCTGCGTCGGTGCCCATCCCGGCGCTGGCGCAGGGCGCAGTCATCCCGCCCAACCGCCGCTTTCTCGCCATGCTGGGCGACCAGACCGGCGGCACGAACGTCGAAGCGCCGCTGTCCACCATCAAGCAGGCCGTGGCGGAAACGCTGGCCGGGTGGCAGGGCGGCGACGGCCAGCCCATCAATATCTATATTGGCGAGGAGCTGCTGGACAGCGTCATTGCCAACAGCCAGAACCGCCGTGCCCTGCGCAGCGGTGGGAGGTAACTCATGGATATTCTGGTCATTGACGGCGTGGCGCTGCCCACGCCCAACGAGTACAAGGTGCAGCTCTCCGACCTGGACAGCAGCGGCACCGGCCGCACCGAAGATGGAATTTTGGTGCGCGAGCGGGTGCGCGGCGGCGTGGCGAAAATCAGCGTCAGCTGGGCCGCATTGAGCACGGCGGACTGCGCCAGGGTGCTGAACGCCACCGCCCCGGACAGTATGCAGGTGGCCTACTTTTTTGGCGGGACGCGCACCGCCAAGATGTACGCGGGCGACCGCACCGCCGACCTGAAGGCCGCCCGTGAGGGCCGGGCCGTGTGGGAGGTGGCGGTGAATCTGATCGAATACTGATTTTGCAGGGGCGGATGCAAGCATCCGCCCCTGCAACCAAACGGGAGGTGAACCATCATGTACCCTGTATCGGAACGATACAAAACCGCCATCCGGGCGCGGGCGCGGACGGACCGGGTGACCGGCACGCTGACCCTGACCGACGGTACGGTGCTGGCGCTGGGCGTGCAGGACTTCATGAGCGGGTCGCTCACGCTGGATAACCAGTGCGTCACCGGGGAGGAACTGGCCTTCGGCTGCGTCTACCTGGGGCAGGCGGCGTTCAGCCTGCGCACGAGTTTGAGCCGTTACGCCTTTTACGGTGCCAAGCTTGTGCTGCGGTACGAATTGCAGCTGCCCGGCGGCAGCTGGGAGGCCGTCCCTCTGGGCGTCTACACGGTGGCCGAGGCCGAACGCAGGGCGCTGTATGTGAGCATCAAGGCGTATGACAACATCCTGCCGCTGCAAAGCCGCTGGGACGGCACGGCCATCCAGGGCAATGCCTGTGAGATGCTGGCGCAGATCGCCGACGGCTGCGGGCTGGAACTGGGCCAGACGGCGGAGGAAATCGCCGCGCTGAACCCCAACGCTGCCCTGGCCTGCCAGTTGAGCGCCGCCGACGGCCTGACGACCTGGCGGGACTGCGTGGCGGCCATCGCCCAGCTGTTGGGCGGCTTTGGCACGGTGGACCGCGCCGGGCGGCTCGTTATCCGGCAGTTTGCCAAGACAAGCTGCGTTTCGCTGGGGGCCGATGCCCGCAGCGAGGCGGGCGTGTCGGACTTCCGCTGCCACTATGCGGCGCTGACCGTGGCAACGCAGAGCGGCAGTTACGCCGCAGGCGGCGGGCAGGACACCGGCCTGACGATGGCGATTGCCGATATGCCGCTGGCCGAGAAGGGCCTGCCCGACACGCGGCAGGGCATCACCGACAACCTGTTTGCCGAGCTGCGGCAGCTGGACTACACCCCGGCCACCGTGACGATGCCCGGCGACCCGGCGCTGGAACCGGGCGACCGGGTGGCGCTGCCCCAG